TTCATGCTTAATTGATAAGACATTTCATTGTTACGACCAGCTGACTTTACTGCTTGGTTAGTACCTGAGATGACTACGTTTTTAGTAGATATCTGAGTGTAGTTACCTAAACGAACGGTAGGGGTTACAGCGCCGAAAGTTGATACATCATCGCCCTCGATTTGAGCATTAGCAGAAACTGCCGCTAAATCTTGAGTTTGCCATTCATGAAACGTGTTAGAAGCCTTTACTTTCGGAATTGCTGAAAGAAAAGGTGTTTTTGTGGGCGTGATACGGTAGATAATATCTGCCAAATCTTCTTTAATACCCTTGGTTTGAAACGTCTGATACGTTCCTGTTACGATAGCCATTTTAAATATTCCTGCTTAGTATGTGTCTCTCGACATGATTACGAGAACAATGCGGCAAATGCGTCTGTCGCATCTGATATTGATCCCGAACGTGATAACCGCTGCATAGTTTCGCTTCGGTTATTATTGCCTTGACTCGATACACCTGGTCTTTCAACACGAGGTGGTAAGCCTTGGACTTGCTTAGTTGCTGCTTTTGATTGTGCCACCAGCTTTTCATAGCGCATTGAGTTCAATACTAATGCAATATTTGAGGCTTTGGATTGATTAAGGTTTTGCAGTTCTTCGCGGGTATAGCCCTTGCCGGATAAATAACTAACTAGCTCTTGTTCTTCGCGTGTTCGTGCGCCTTGATCTTTCCATTCTGGGATAATCTCTAGCAGTTTTGCGCCCTCTGTTGCCAGATGCGCGCTCATATATTCTTGCTGTTTTGACTGGTTTTGTTGGTCTAGGTACGCTTGCGCGGCCTGTGCTTTACCAAACTCCTCCTGACGTTGAGCGAATACTTCTTTTTGCCTTAAATACTCGTGAGGATTATTCTCTAGCAAGTTTGCCCAATCAGGCTGGGCTTCTTGCGCCCATTTACTAGCGGTATCCCTAAAGTGATTAATAGCGTTTTGTAACTGTGATTGTTGCTGAGTAATGCCAGACTTTAGTTGATCTGTTTCACGTCTCAGAGCTGCCGCTTCCTCAAACTTCTGAGTAGATGACTCGCCCTTTTGATAGTGAGTGATTAACTCATCTCGCGATACTTGCCTTTCTTCACCGTTAATTTTGACAGTAAAACTATCGATAGTCGGTGCATCATCAACCTCTTGTCCGGCAGGAATGTCGGAGGAGGCAGCTTCAGTACCATCGTATGAGTGATCTTCTTGTGCCAAAAATGCAGACAACAATGCCGCATCATCATTGCCAGTGTTACCTGACTCCTGTTGTACTTCTGCGCCCTCGTATTGGGTAGCTTCTGGTTCCATAATAAATGTATCCTTCTATGGGAAAATAACGCTTCTCAGCGTGGGTTTGAGGGTGTCTCACGACATGCCTCGGTTACTATTTAAAGCTAACTACTTTATCTTTACTACTTTTGTAGCCTGGCAATCCTGCTATACAAACAGGGTATGAATACTTCAGCCGGATAAACTCCGGTGCGTTTTTATCGGTAGTGATAACTTCGATAATTCGTAACGCCTCATCATTCTTCTCAGCCTCTAAGCAGAAGTCTATGAGTGCTGTAAATTCAGAGCTTGGACTGCTATCGTTCCCTGTTCGAGTACCTTCTGGAAGAACTGTTTCAGGTGTTGCATCGCTTTTAATTGTCGCCATATCTCTTCTCTTTCTTCTCTCGTTAGTTCTGAATTATTGAGCCATTCATCAAAATAAAGGTTGTCCAGGTGCTTGAACGCTTCCTGAAACAGCGGGCTGTTGACTAGGGATTCCGCTTGCTGCTTGCGGTAGATTAGCTCTTGTGTAGAGTCCATTATTATTGACCTGTTGTGCCATGATAATTTTATGATTCATTTCTTCGGTCATGAGGCCGTACTTAGCTGCTAGTTCCTCACGCTTCATTTGTATGTCTGCTTCCAGTTTTTGCTGGTCTTGCTTGATCTTAGCCTCGGTCTTTTGACGCTCAATCTCCATCATTGCTTTTGCCGTTTCAATCTGTGGATCGGGCTTTTCTTCAGGCGGTGGTTGTGTCGCGGGATCGGTGAAGTATTGCTCTGGATTGCTAAAGCCTAGAGTCTCAGCTAATTTAACGCCTGCTTTGTAGACATTATCCGGTTTGACAACGCCCGCAGCAGCAGCTTGGCTCATAGCTGTACCTAATGCTGTCAGGTTCTGAATAATTTGATCTTTGTTGCCAGTTCCCAAGCCCACATTAACGCTTAAGTGGAACTGGTTTTTCCATTCACGCGGGTCTATATCAATCCAGCCGCCTGTCGCTTTTATGCGCTCTGTTTTATCTTGATACTTTGAGATTAACTCTAGTATTTTAATAAATAAACTCTTAACGCCATTCTCAGCGAAATTACGGGCTATCAATTCAATACGCATATCAGCGCGATTAGTAACAATATTCATTCCAGTCGCAGTATGGTTTACTGCGTTCATGTTGCCGCCCTGCGTCTCAGCGGTGAAACCTGTTCTATTGCCTCTTTGCGTATCGACATAATCCAGCATCGACATCGCTGAAGTTAGATCGCCACCGCCTGCTTGCATCGGGCCAACAGCACCCGGTGATTTCACACGAACAATACCGCCAGGTCGTGAGGTCAAAAGGTCGTCAAGATTAACCTGACCTTCAAGCGCCCATGTCCTGCCGTTGACTGTTAAGTACAAGTTATCAATCAAGGCACGCATTAATGAGGTCTTGGTGCGTTGCGCTTCCATTGACAGATCGGCGATGGATAGACCAAAGAATTGATGAGGGATTGGAATCGGTGTTAGTGATATGAACGGCTGTCCATCACACTCAACATTCTCTAGGATTTGATTACCGGCACGAACGACCTTTCGCCATTCTTGTATGCCGTCACCGTCATAGTCTACCTTCAAGTAGCACTCTGTAACCCAGACCACACGAGAAGCAGGGTCGCCATTCTCTTGACTACCACGACCTCCCAAGTAGGGTGATTCATCATTCTGCATTTTACGAGAGACACGCTCAGAGCCGAAAGCCCCGTCATTCTCATCGCTAGATATATTGTCTACATTCTCATAGCCAGCTTCCTTCAGCTCGCCTATAGTGCGTTCAAATCGGTGTGCTACAAAGGGTGAATCTTCGCAGTTCTTAGCCCTACGTGAGATTAGAAATTCTTCTGGGGGTACGTTCTCAATACAGCAGTAGCCTTTATCAACGACACGTTTGACGGATATATCATGTAATTGTTGACCTGTTAGCGGATCAGGGTAAGCCGAGTGTTCTATTGGCTCAACATGCTTATCTTCCAGCAACATGCCTAGCTCTATATCATTAAGGCCGACATAATCCTCCCTGGCTTCTTCTGTGGTCTTATCCCACCAGACTTTGACAATACCGTTCTTCGCTAATAGCGCGTCTTTAAACCAAGTGTGCAGGATTTGGAAGCCTGAATTTTGGACGTAAAACACATGCCGCCCAATGTATTCAGTAATGTGATCTTCTTGCTCTTCAAACTCTTCTGATTTAGCTTGGAACTCTACGACTTTGTCACCGCCTGCGAAAATCTTAAGCAATGACGGCAACATCCATTCCACTGTATCCATAACAGAGGTATCAACCACCGCTGAACGTCCATCTATTGAAGGAGGCGCTAGATCGCCAATAGGCTTGGCATAGTAATATTCGAGAGCTTTCTGACGGTTCTTGGTGAGTTCACCGGAACCATAGCCAAGTGATTGCTTGATCTCTTGGTCGGTGAGTGCTTTGAGCTTATCTTCAGTCATTTTTGCCATTTATGCGCTCCAGTGACCGTGTTGTATATAGTAAAAGAAACCGCCCAACAGTCCCAATACTGACCATTGACTTACAGACTTAGTAATCTCCCACATCATTTCCTTTTTAGCGCGATCCTTTTCGATTTGCTCTTGTATCCATTCATGGTGAGTTGTATGTTCATCGAGGTTTATGATGTGATGATTGAGGAGCTGGGTTAGCATGGATTTGATTTCATCAACCTCATCTCTCATACGGTGATACCTTTTATCCATACGACTGCTAGTTCTATCGCTAGATTAAGCAATATATTGGTAACGTCTGAGGCTATTTTTTGAAGGTCCGTAAAAACAGAGTGGCGTTTTTCTGCACCAGACAAATGATTGGCTGGCTCAATGCTTGACACAAGATGCCTAACATCAGCCCATAATTGACTGCCAAGTATAAGTTTGGCAAATGATGATATTGCTATCTGTTTAATGCTCACTATCTGCTATCTCCCGACAGTAGATGGATAAAATCAATCCTTCCGGCCTGGATTGGAATAAATTTAACGTAATAGGTGCTATTTGTGGATGACATCCGAATCTAGGTGTGCAACTTGTCAGGACTAATAAGGCCGGTAGCCCCAGATAACGCCATACCAAGCGCGACAATAGCCTCTGTTTGTTCACCCTTAAAAGCAATAAGGCCAAATGAAGTGGCTACCCATATCGCTGCTCTCCAGCTTGAAGGTTCTTTGAGTCGTGCTAAAAAGAAATCTTTCATCGTCGCTCCAGTTCATTTGTGGTGTATTTTACCATATTGTAATGTTATAACATATTAATATTAATTATAGTTCAATGATGGATACTTAAGCTTGCCAACACCCCAGGTATCGTTCGTCATGTGTTGTTCAGCCATTGCAATATAGCGAAAGCAATCAGCCCCGTGAGAACTGTCATCGTGCAAAGGCGCACCAAATGTGCCTGTGCTTTGGTTTTGCGTCCTGCGGTAGCGTTTAAGCTGATTCAATAGCATACTGGCTTTGCTATCCAACCACACACGCCCAAACATCATACGAGCCACCTTTATCCCTTCTTCGATATCATCACGACCCAAGACAAACACTGAACGCCCAAACGCCTGCAACATTTCCTCAGTAGATTTACCCGACTTAAAGTCACGGCTTCGCCCATCGTGCGGAATATAATCCGTTCCCCAATTATATGATTTGTTTCGCAATTCATTAACATAGCTGTCTAGCGTTCTGTGAGAGGACTCGATGTAGTCAATAATGCGAATCTCGCCCGAACCAGAGCGCTGCACCATCGCTATGCTCATTGAGTCATTCCAGCCTAAATCCCATACCGTATGAACCTTAAGCAAAGGATCGTAAGGAGCGCGGCCTTGCCTTTTCTCTAGCAATAGCTTAGTAATCTCTTGTGCGTAAATAGCACCTTCAACCGCTGGACGACATTCACCGCCCCAAACTGTCTTATAGCCTTCGGGGTCGCGTCTTAGCCAGTCTATGCGCTCTTTTTCAAGTTCAGCGGGGAACCAGGGATTATCAGAGTAATTACATTTTATAGTGATTGAGTCGGCAGGTGGATTGACAACAAAGCGGTCGTACGTCTCATCATTATCTAATTCTGGGTTAAAAGTTACCCATATTTCACTGCCAGGCTTTCTTATCGTCGGTATTAATACATCCCAACTCCGCTTACTAATAACCTGAGCTTCTTCGCACCAGCAAATATCAACACCCTCGTAACTTTTAAGATTTGTGATACCTTGCTGTCTGATTCCCGCGAAAGCAAACTCAGAGCCAGTCACACAAACTATCTTTTGCTCATAAACTGTAAATGCAGCATCAAGTCCCATCGCTGCTATTTGATCTTTTAGAAGCTTATGGACTGACTCTGATATTGATTTTTGAGTTTCACGCGCACAAAGTATGCGTATTTTAGACTGTAAAGCTCTTGATAATAACAGTCTTGCTATTGTCCAGCTCTTGCCACTACCACGCCCTCCGTAAGCTGTCTTATAGCGCATGGGCGACATAAACGGGATTAAAGCATCAGGTATATCAAAATCTAAATTAACGTCCATTGATCTTAATGTTTACGTTAATAGTCCCTGTGGACTCTGACTTGACTGGAGCATTAAAGCCTTGCATCTCGTTAATGACCTTAACCGCTGATATTTTGCAGCTCTGATTATCGGGGTCGGCAATGATTTCAGTCATGGCTTTAATGCTATCCTCACGACTCCACAAGCCACGCTCTGCTAGTTCTGCGCGGAGGGTAAGTAGTCGTGTGGTTATCTTGTGGTTATCTTGTAATTTAGTAGCCTCACGGTTTACCGTTGCGTCTTTCATAGTTGCAACATCATAAGCGCTACGATACGCATCAGATAAAGAATTGCCACTCACAACCGACTGACAAAACGCTTCTTGTTTGGACGTTAGCATTATCTTACCCCGTTATGCTCAATTGAGTAATGGTTGCCGTCCTTAAAGCGACCGCCCCATGAACCGCCAATGCTCTCCCAGTATTCACCAAGCGGCTTATGATCTTCTGTCGCTTGTAGCCACTTGTCGTCCTTAAACAAATTTAGGTCTATCGCTAATCGGTTTTTATGCGCTGATTTTGCACGCCCATAACCTTTTGCCTCACCTATTAGTCCGAACACTCTTGGGTCACGAAAGGCATCACCTAAAGTTACTTCAAAGCCGAGTTCATGTGCGTGATTTAATAGACCGACCAGCATCGCTGTTAATCGTCTTTGCTTCTGCCCTAGTGTTGTTGGGATTGGCGATGTATTCATAGTAATTTGTTGGTCAACTATATTCATAATCTTTCTCTGTGGCTTTAAATGGGTTCTTATTTTTACGATTCTTGTTCGACTCTTTCATCGCTGATGCTCTATTTTCATGTGCAATGGCCTCTCTTTGTTGCAGTCCACACAAACTTGCTTGCCCCAACTGACATAGTTTGCCCAGTGCGTATGTCTGCATATCTTCATCTGTACTGGAGCGCTAAAAAGATTGATTGGCGGAAATCTAAGCATCGGCCATTTCATGCTCAACCTCCCGTAATTTTTGCATGTAATGCAGCGCTTTATGGTCGTCATCATTAGCGCCTATCTTCTTTCCAGCTCTCAATGCATACTTGATAATATTGCCTTTCAAAAAGCCAATGAATTCATCTTTTGTTAAAACTGATTGCATAACTTCCCAAGGCTGTATGTGCATATTTTTGTAGTGTTCCCCGCCTACTTGATCGTCATTAGCACTCATAGCATCACCTCGTTGAACGCCTTACTTCTTGCGGCTTGGTC